TCGGGCTTTGTGTTATGATAGATTATATAATCGAAATATTATGTCTTATATTTATAGGATTTGTAATTAGAATAATAATTATGTGTATTATTTTACAATTAATTAAATTAAAAACAATTACAGGTCCACCAATATTAGGTGTAATAGGTTTTTTCCAATATTATTATTTTCAAGATAATTATATAGACATGGGAATAACTCCTTCTTTAATGTTTGGTTTCTTTTTAATGGAGATACTTTTATTTATATCTTACCGAATTAGAGATATAAGAATTAAAAAAGAAATTAAAAACAAAGAAGAAACAAAAATTAATAAGGAGAAAAAAGCATGAATAAATTAGAAATTATAATAATCATGCTACTTATTTTAATAAGTATTTGGGCAGCAACTTCTGCCCATTCACACACTCATAATGAGAAAGAAACTTATTGTTTAGCTCAAAATATGTTTTTTGAAGCTAGAGGTGAGTCAACGGAGGGTCAATTAATGGTAGCAGCAGTCACTATTAATCGAGCAAATCATGATAGTTTTCCCAACACCATTTGTGGTGTAGTCTGGCAACGAAAACAATTTAGTTGGACGCATGATGGAAAACATGATAACCCAAATAGAATGGGTAAAACAGATAGGTTAGAATGGCAAAAAATAAAACACTTAGCAGAGCTTGTTCTAAATGAACCTAATCATATTTTACCTAAGACTAAAGCAATTTACTACCATGCTATTTATACAAAACCATGGTGGGTAAATCATTATGTTTACTTAACAACTGTTGGTAGACATATATTTTACAAGGAGAGATAATATGTACATTTATGTGCTTATTGGCTTACTCTTCTTTTCTGCAGCCATGATTATTTATATGATAGCCACAGATAAAAAAATAAAAAGCCTAATAAAACAATTAATTCCTTAATACTGTGGAGGTTATAAAAATGGAACTAATGTTACTAATAATTATACTATTACCCTTAATGGCAATTGTTGCTGACTATGTTATTTCTCCTTTTCTCAAGGAGGACTAATGTATAATTTCTATAAACAAGATGGCTATTCAAAGCCATTCACCATGGACTGTAAATCTTTTCGATGGACTTGTACGCATCTTGTAAACGAAATAAGCTCAGCCATGAAGGGACAAATTAATGAAAACAGTCGAGCTAGTAGTATATATAAATAAAAATGCCTCGAATCGACACGATACGAATTTACAACAGGCTAGTATCGTGGAGAGTGCTGACACTTATGAAAGAGCGATTGAAAAATGCCATGAAGTCGCTTTTGCTAAATATGGTGTCACATCTGATGATGTTTACAAAATAAGGAAGTGTTAAATGTATGCCATAAAATACTATGACAGTTCTGGGTTTATGTTTTCGACCAAACTTTGTAAAACACATCAACAAGCTCAAAAAGAGCTTTTAACTTCTAAGCTTGAGAAACTTGGAGGTTATTCAACTATGGAACGATGTTATTCTCCTTTTCATCATTCTGTAGAGAAAGAGGTGGCTAATGCCTAAACGCAAAATGTCACCTGAAGAGAAACAGGACTACCTCGAATCAATTAGCTTTAGTAATTTGGTAAAAGCTATTGATGAAAAATGGTCACATACGTATGTGGATGCGGATGTATCAGAAGAAGACTCCAATGAGTCTGAGGAAGAAACTTCCTGTTAATCTTAAATAGTGGCCTTCCACTTTTCCTCCCATGGTGGAAGGTCATCTATTTCTCGCAAATAAATAAGGATATATCACTTATGCGTAAATATAAATTAGAAAAAACAATAAACGGTAAAGCTTATACAAATGAGCTACGCCAATTTATCGCAAACCAAGTGGATTTAGAACTTAATCGTTCTAATGATAGTATCAAAACTATATGGGAAATGTTAGGCAATCAATATAGCCTAGCTTGGACTACTGTACGTAATTATCATAATGCATTAGGTAATTCACCTAGTGCTAGAAAAAGACGTACAAATCGAGCAAATGTGTTTCCTATCTCTATTGGTAAATACTCAGAAGAACTTCGAAGCGAAGTTATGAGATACACAATGAGATTTGGAGTTCCAAAGGCTGCAAATAAGTTTAGAGTTTCTAACTCTACTATATATGACTGGCTTAAAGCTTATGGCTTTAGCACAGCATATTTCAACCGTTAATGCTCCCTCCCTGCTCCCTTTTTAGGGGGTGGGGGTTTTTAAAAAACTTTTTTTTTTTTCTTAGGAGATACATGGCAACAGTTTTAATATTAGTTATAATATACTTAAATGTTGCTAATAATGATTCTTAAAATAGTGGAAAGTTTAAAAACTTAAAGTCCACAAGAAGGATATTAGTCTATATGAAAACAATTCTAGATAAATTAACTGAGGATCTGGAATACAGACAATCTTTATTGGATAAAAGACAATCTGCAAGCTTTTTAAATAAAATGGAGGCAAGAGAAATAATTGAATTTTCTTATCCTCATATACTAAAAGGTTTAGAAAGAAAAGCTACATTGGTTGAAGTATCAAGTAATATTGGCAGACGTCTTAGACAAAAATTAAGACAAAAGCAAAACAGCGTACTTGATGTTCAAGGTGGTTGGTTTGTAATTATTAGTTATATTGAGTTAAATATACTAGGTTACAGAAAAAAGCATACCTATCGTAACGGTAAAAAAGATAAACATAGATCTTATTTTTTACACGCTAAAGATTGGAATGCTATTAAACAACTTATGGAATTAGTAGATACAGAAAAATGTGATATGTTTCCTGTAAATACACCACCTCCATCATGGACAGGTGAAGCTTATCATGAATCAACTGGCATAAGTATTATAAAGAAAGGTTATGAAAACGCTTTAAAATACTTTGAATCTCATGATATGTCTTATCTTATTAATACATTAAATAAACTTAATAATACTGGTTGGAGAATAAATAATTCAGTATTTAATGTTTATAAAGAATGTATGCATAATGAGGTTAATCCTTTTAAATTTACAAAAGAGATTGATCCAATTAAAAGGGCATCTTTAATAATCGAAGCAGAGGCAATACAGCGATTAGCTGAAAAACATTTAAACAAAACATTTTATCATTTATATAATCTTGACTTTAGAGGGCGTATTTATCCAAATACAGCATTTTTACACGAACAATCTAGTGATAATGCTAAAGGCATCTTGATGTTAGATGAAGCAGTTGAACTAGGTAAAGATGGTTATTATTGGTTAGCAATACATACTGCTAATGTTTGGGGTAATGATAAAGTAAGTTTAGATGATAGAGCTAACTGGGTTCAAGATAATTTTGATAAACTAATGGAATACGTGGAGGATCCTTTAGATTATACAGATTGGATGAACGCAGATAAGCCTTTTAGTTTTCTTGCTGCTTGTTATGAACTTAGTATGATAGATAATTGGACTAAAGATGGAAATACTATTGAAAGTTTTCCTAGTTGTTTGCCAGTATATATTGACGGTTCTAACAATGGCGTTCAACATCTTGTAGCAATGTCTCAGGATGATGAAGTAGCACCACTTGTAAATCTTGTTCCTAGTGAACTTCCAGGTGATGTTTATATGTTTATTGCCGACAAAGTATGGGAACGTTTAGAAATAAAAGTACAAAACTTAGACAAAGAAACCAAAGAGAGGTTTAAAGAAGTTTTTGATACTGCTATATCTTTACAACGAGCATACGAAAATGCCCCTGAAAAGTCTGAGAGAAAATCTTTAGCTTTTCAAGAAGCTCAAAAGTGGCGAAATCAAAATCGTGACTTAAGAGAAAAATTGTTTGCTGTGTATTGGCACAACATTCAAGACAAAAAGATCCAACGTAAAACTGTTAAGCGTAATGTTATGACACTAGGTTATGGCGGTACGTCTTACGGTATGGGTCAGCAGGTAATAGAAGATACCAGAGATATATCACCGTATCTAAGAGATAAAGAACATCTCTGGGGTGCGCTCCTTGGCGCTCTTGTATATAATACCTGTTATGAAGAACTTAAAGGTCCAGCTAAGATGTTACGACTCTTTCAAACAGTAGCCGATAGAGCTAATGAAAGAAAAGAACATATGAACTGGATATCCCCAATAACAAACTTTCCTGTAACACAAGCGTATAGAAAACCAACAACTAAGCGTACAGAGCTTAAATATGGTGACGAGATACTCAAAGTACAGTTACAAGTATGGGAAGAAACAACAGTAAATGAATC